GCAGAGAATGCAGGCAATAACGGCATACATGTTGCGAGGCGATGAAAACCCCCTACTCGCATTCTGCAGGCCTGTTCTGCATGCCGGTACCCATCATCGTACCGAGGGCCTGCTTACATATCTCCGGGATGTTCCGGACGCGATCCGGGTGGCAGAACTTCATCAAGTCTCGATTAGCCTTGCCACGCTTCTCGAAGACCGTCCGGACACAAGAGTCCATGTACTGTTCCACGGGATCCTCGTCTTTGAACCAGAAGTGCCATCTAGTCCATGCAGGGCGTGCCCATTGCCGGGATCGACTCTTGAACCGTTGATCACCCATGACGCCTGCGTTTGAAGCCAGCCAGTCGTGCCACTTCTCTTTGCCATCATCTGCCCACACCCGCACAAATGGCAATGCCTCGGATAGAGACTTGTGCCAAATGTAAAAGAATGCGATGGCATTGACCATACCGCGCTTGTTAACCCAGAAGAATTCTGCAAGCGGCATGTAATAGTCAGAGCAAAGCAGACCGATGACAATTGAGAGAACATGCCAGCGAAGATCATGGCCGAGGAGCCAATCTGCGAATATACCCATGACAACTGCGATATAGAGTTGCCAGAAGTAGATCTTACGACGGAAGCAAGCTGCACCGAGGAACGACATCAGAAGAGACATCGTGTAGTACTCATGGAGAATCAGAGCACGAAGACATGTGAAACTGATGAAGACGATAGCGAGGATGAATTCGTCGGCGACTTTTGTTGCGTCATGGGTGAGATTGATCAACTCCTGGACGTCAGTGAAGACCAGCCACACCAGATAAAACCAGATGATAAAGAGACCCAGAGATATGAATGCCTTATGGATTTTAAACGAAGTGCCGGAGGCGGTGCCGTACGCTGCATGCTCAACTCTTGCGCTGACAACACGCTTGTAACCGCTCGTCTTCACACTGCGGAAGTGAAAAGGGAGGACGAGCGTGCGGAATGCGAGCTGGGTGGCCAAGAAAAGCCATGCGGCTGCCTCGAAGCTGAGCCCAATGTACAACGAGAAGACCGTAGGCAAGCAGAGCAGGACGTTGACGACCGGGCCGAACAGACGTAGGTAAACCAGTATGTAAAACTGCACACTGGCAATGATCTCCTCGATGCGTTTCACGACCTTGGCAATCATCCACTTACGATTCTCATAGACGTACGCTGCAATGATGCAGGTGATCGAGAGGAGCGTGAGTTGACGGAGGCTACCAAATATGCCTTTGCCAAGTTGCTTGTGCCATGAAAACTTGCCACGGACGACGACGACGTGATGGCCTTCAATCTTGAGGGACAAATCGGAGCCGGTGCGGCGTACCCCAAACTTCATTGCAGCACGGAGGATCTCATCAGCGCTCATGTGAAAAGCGTAAGTGTGGCGAGAATTCTTATCGGCGACGCGGATGTCCGGGTGCACGTGATAACGAAGCCTGAGCTGCGCGACGTAGTTCATTACGTCTTCGATTGGGACGTCGGCGATGAATGCGATGGCTGCCGGGGCACAGCGATCTCGTAGGTCTTCGAACACAACATCGTGCCGCCCAGACTGCCTGATGACCGGCATGAGTTCCACGGGGACCTTTGAAGGGCGGAGATTGGCGTAATACGTGGTCGGGCGGGAGAGGTCGTTGACGGCCGATACGATGTCGTGGGCATGGACATACTCGATGCCGTGCTTAGCCACCAATGCGTTAGTCAGTTCCTCATGTTCTAGTTCATTGCAAACCAACATATGATCTTGGAATGCAATGCACTCGTTGACGGAGTTCTCGCGCTTGCTCATACGCATGGTGTATTTTGCAAGAGCACGTGCGGGATCCATGAATGAGCGGCCGGTTGACGTGAAAATACGATTTGCAAAATCCAAGTACGGAAGGATGGAGATCTTCTGGGTAACACCGGTCTCCTTGACCATATTTATCGCCGATTTCAAGCGGGGTAGTACAGGGACGACTGTATTGTCGTCACCTTTGCCAATGAAGAGTTCGAACTTGGAGAAATCAAACGTGCACACTGAAGTACCGGTAGACATCAAGAAGTTGAACAATGCGGTGCCAGGCTCGCCGGAGAACAACCTTTCGATGACTTCGAAGAGGAGACCGAGCATTGTCAAACCCTTGCAGAAGCGCTTAGCGCGCGTCATGAGATAGAGCGAGACAATGGTATCATCGAAGCCGAGGAATGCGAGAACCTTACCAATGAAAAACCTGTGGACGTTGACGTGCGACGAATCCTGTTGTGACAGGTCAATCGACATGCATTCCTTAGCCTTATGTTGACCTGTAGCACGGACGGCGTCATCAAGTTGTGTGCCTGAATACCCAGAGTCGTATATCACGCCACCTTTCAGCATGCTCTGCATGATCTTAGTTGCCTGGACAATCAGAGGGCAAATTGTAGCGTTGAGCAGCTTATTTGTGGCGAGGATACCTTGACCGCACTCAGCACAAAAACCGAAGGCCTTGAATTTGGGCTTGCATTGGCACTTCAGGAAGTACTCGTTCTGCAGAGGGCGACCCGAATCGACGAATGGGAGTTCCTCGGCGATCTGGGCGATGCGAAGTGCCTTTGCGTTTCCGAACCAGTGCGAAAACATCGAGGCGACGGATGGAACCTTGACGACGGCATCAGGTCTGATGAATGCGCTAACCCAACGGTCGAACATGATGTCGGCAAGCATGAAAGCCCGCTTGTTGGGGATAGCGACATTCTGCGGCTTGGTATACCTATCGAAAACTGCCAGGACGGATGCGAGGACCTCCGTGTTCGAGAACGGATAACCGATATGACTGTAGAGCGTGGGCTCATGCAAATCAAGCGACTGGATCCATTCCGGAACGCGAATTCGGACTGCAGGATCGGGTTTCCGAAACCTAATTATGGTCTTGTCGCGAGTCAGGTCAGCGGGTTGTGGTGGCTCCGGATGCAGAGCATACAACGCCTCCACAAGCCCGGGGGTGATTATGCCGAGGCACGGAGTGTCATCGGCATCTTCGTCATCCTCTTCCACGACGATCGGGCGACCGGCATAGGACATGTGCGTGGCGATGACCTCCTTGTCGGCATTGAAGTTCTCAGGGATGTCGGCCTCGGCGTGGTCAAGATCGTCCATGGAAGTGAACGCATGGGAGACCGGGTCATTGCGGGAGCCGAAGACGGTGACGCCGCGGCGGACGATTTGGTTTGGTCGGAGACCGAGACGAACAAGAGCCTGGATGAGAGGAGCCTGGTTACGAGTACCGGCGGGGACAGTGATTGTGACGGTCTGGCGCGCGCGAGTGAGGGCGAGAGCAAATGCGTACGGATTTTGCGCAAACGCAGCCTCGTCATTCGGAAAACAATGGATGTAGACGTTGTCTGAATCAGTGCCCTGCGAGGCGTCGATGGTCATAGTGCCGTTGAATATATTGGTATTTGCGCGGTGGAAGGTGAGATGGAGGCCAGGACGCTGCACATTGGCCACCTGGATATTGTTGACTCCCGGGTTCACAGTCTGGAAGAGGAAGTTGGGCATGATTACCGGACCAAACTCTTGACGGTAAATCGGGAGGGCGACATTGTTGACGATGTTGGTGATGTCTTGACCGAACCTGTGAATTGTGTGGCATAGGGCCATGTGGTCGACCGGGACAATGTCGTGTGAGAACCGAGCTCCGAGAATTCCGTTATATCGGCGCTGGTCGGGAGAGCCAAGTGCGATGGTAGGAATGTTTAGTGATGCCAAGGTAATGACATGCCCTGCCGGGAACTGGTAGACTTCGTCGATGATAATGCCGGTGCTTGCTCGAACAAGGTGGATGTTTGCAATTGCTTCGTCGAGCGTGAAGACAGCGTGTCCAGGGTACACGGCCTGCCAATGCGCCTGGAGTTCATTGGTGGGAACGATGACGCAGGCGCCAGCCGGTGCAATCCGCCGAGCGTGAGTAGATTTGCCGGTACCAGCAGGGCCAACGATAAGCAAGTCAAGAGTGGTTTGAGGATCCCACTCCCAATTATTGACTGCTCGCTGTTGAACCATGGACAGTGCATTGACGGCGAGACCATTAATGCCGGCCAGTGCATTGACCTGGTTTTGGGCGGGGTCAAAGACGTTGATCAAGCGACCACCGCGGCGGGCCGGTATACCGTTCTGAGCCACAATCCAAGGTTCGCCGAGAATTGGCCAGGCCTGATCAATCTGGGGATAACCAATGCGAGCCGGAACGAAGTTGACGTAGTTGGGTGGTGCACGTGCAGCCTGATCAGCTGGTGGTGGTACCACCTGCACGGGGGCGCCCAGGGCAGTGCCGTTTGTGCCATTCTCAATCTGGATATGATGGGGAAGGGCAGTGGTTTGTGCGAGGGTGCGCGCAGAGCGGTCGTCGACGAGGTCGGCCAACCAGTCAGTGATGGTTCGTTGTGACGTGACGGTTTGTTCGTTGCGAAGATATGCAAAAACCCGACCAGCCATGCCAGGCTCGGCAGCTGCCTCAGCACGTCGTGCTGAAGTGGCGAGCTCAGAGTTGATAGCATCCAGACGACGTTGACCGAGGGCAGACCTGTGCATCATCTTTTGGACGTCCACGGCAGCGGCCATGGCAACAGAGATACATTGATCGGTCGTCAACACCCAGCGGTCAGTGAATTTGTCGTCTCCAAGAACGATGGCCGGTGTGAGGACTGACACGCGTTCGAGTGCTGCCTTGAAAAGGTTGGCAGCAAACTTGTCGTGGTGAGTGGTCAAATAACGGGTGAGCCGATCGTAGTGTGATGCCGAGGTAATGAAGTCCGGAATGCCTGCAACATCGCCGGGGATAAACGAGTACTTGTCCAGCATAGTGCGAACCAGCATCGGATAGTTGCTCGACCCAGCTTCATCGCCAGCGAGAGTGAACCGAAAGCACAGTGCTGAACCGAATTGGAAGAGGACTTCCGCGAAAAGCGGATAGTCCTGGAAGCCGCTCATCCATGTCTTAAGTCGGGCGAGGTCGTGGGTGTAACCGGCGTCACCAAAACCGGGGTTACATTGGGCCCGCTCTTGACCTGGTTCGCCAACGACCTTCCACATTGCACCGGTATCGACCTCCTGGAATGAGTCGACATAGTCGAGGCCGATGGGGACCTCGATGTTGACGATAGCCACCGATGCCCCATGGGAACGCATGGCTTGGACGAGGGTGGCTGGTGTGTCGTCCTGCAAAGAAAAGGACGAGTAGAGCACTCGTGCCTGGACTTGGCAGTTTTGGCCCAAATTGTTGCACATCCAGATCGGGTTGGGGTATTGACCGTTGCCGCGGGCAAGAAGATCCTGCATATGGGGATGGTTGGGATTCTTGGCGGCAATTTGAGCTCCGATGATCTCCCTTGACCTGTCGCGTGCGTCGACGCGAGGTGAGCAGTTGTGGGCTGCGCACTGATCTTGACGAGCTGCGATGCGAGTGAGCGAAGGTCCCAGCTCGCAAATGTTCTCTGCACCATAGGTGTCGAAGACGTATTTGTCGGTGAGCCGGCGGAAAGTATCGAGGGCCGGATGGGTGGAAGATGCTCCGGAAGTGTCCAACTGGTAACGGCCGAACAGTGCGAAGAGTGCCTTGGAGGCGCCGGTAGACAGATTGCGGGGTACGCGGACCGATGGTATCTGGGAGATCTGGTTGATCACCCCTGTAATGATACTTGAGAACTGAGTGTCATATGCGTCAGCTGACACCGTACCAGCCTCCTTAGGGAGGGGGAACAGCGACAATGACGACGGGAAAAGTCGTCCGAAAACACCGGCACCGCGCTGGGCCATGTTGACGTGGGTCGCGAGATATCAAGCGGTACCCAGATGGCGGAAATTGTGTGGTTGTAAGAACACTCCGAAGGTCAGTCCGAGACAATCCTGGTGACGAGGGCAAACCTGGGTCAGGGGATTATGGTCGGGTGAGCTGGTTCGGGTTGATG